TTCACCCCAGCGGCGGCTACAGCTCATCAATGAAGCCCAACAAATGAAGAAGATGGCCGTAGATGCTAAGAAGAAGTGGGAAGCGACTGGGAAGAAAGTACTGGATGCAGCTGAAAAGGATCACGAGCGTGTGAAGAAGGCACACGCCAAATACATGGCAACACTAAAGGAGAACAGAGATGCTGCAAAGGAGGCCAATGATAAGGTCGCAAAACTGGAGAAGGACGCTGCGGCCGCGAAGGAGGCCCTGGACAAGGAAGTTGCCAAGGGCGATAAGTCCACGAATAAGCGGAAGGAAGCTTTGGCCAAGACTTCGGTTCAGATAGCCAAGGATCTAATCAAGGCTAAAGCTGAGGTCACAGAAGCAGATGCCGATGTCGCACTCTGGGCAAAGGACGAACAGACAGTAGAAGACGGTCTTGCGAACTCGGCGAAGAAGTTAGAGGAAGTCCGTAAGACGGTTAAGGATCCTCGTTACGTCTCGCCCAAGCCGGTTGCAGTCAGTGCGATGGCTGGGCAGACGGTATCCCCTGCGAACGCTCCTCTCCAGCACCAGGAAGCCAGTCGTAGACTCGTCGCTGCCAATCCAATGCGTCTACCCAATTCTGCAAGTGCATCTCGTTCCCTCATTCCGCAGAATATAGATGAGGCCCCAGCTCCGGGCATCGTGAACCCTCTTGCTCCCACCCCCGAACAACGCCTAGGACTCGGAGCTCCTGAACTCAATACTCCTCTAGTCCAGGGCGAAGTTGTTCCACCCGTAGTTCCTTCCATTGCCCCCGATGTTGCCGCATCTCTGGATGCCTTCAATCCCAATGTAGCTCCAGCCCCAGCTCCAGCTCTAGCTCCCGCCACGACCGGAACAGCTGTCCCCGCACCAACTATGTCTATCGATTCTGGCGTCATGACATCGCTCGAACAGTTCGCTCCTCGTCGTCGGGCGTACACTGCTCCCGAATCTGTTCCTATCCCTGGTCCCACGAATATCACTGGGATTATTGACGAGCACTTTGATATGACATTCCAGGAGGCGGTCACAAACTTCATCGAGAGCGTGGATACGGAACTCAATCTCAAACTGCTCAACGACAAGAATATAGAGGAGGCCTTCAAAGATAAGCGTCTGACAGCGTATCTCTCCGATATCAAGAAGAACCATCGGGGACAGACGTTCACTCTCCAGTTCCCCTCTCACGAATTCATGAAGTCCAGTGCCGCTAAGGGAACAGGATGGAACGTAGGAGGCGGAGATTGGGAGATCCCCGCGGAACGCAAGATGGGCGGAGACACCGTCTTTATCTCTGTCGATAAGTTCAAGTATGGATCTGTACTCGTCAAGCAGATGAAGGGAGGAATTCGTCCGGTCGGCCCGACATTCCGCTTCGAATTTGAGCTGAATTATCCTCACGAGACGGTGGGCGGACATCGCCGCCGTCGCACCCTCAAGCGTAAGTCGCGGGTATAAATAAGAATCGGAGATGTTCGTGGTTCTCGTTGGTGGATACCCGGATCAGCGTGCTGAATTCATGGAGATTGTACGTGATATTGTGGATGAACGCATCGTATGGGTGGACGACAAGAAATCCTTTTACTATATTGCCCACCTGTTCGTATACTTTGGCGGCCCAATCTCTACACCTTCCGGAAAACTCGTTCTCACATGGAGCGGAGACCATCTGGAAACCCTTCACCGTGTCTACAAAACTCTTGGGGTATAATAATGTTTAACGTCCTCTGGGTATTTGGGGGATTCCTCGTAGGCATGATTGTCACAACGATCTTCGTCCCGCCGCAGACAAAGCATAAACTTGTTCCAGATGTCCATAATCCCTCGATTGTCTTCCAGAACCCTGAGGTCGAGAACGGGTGTTTCAGGGCCACCGCATACCCTGTCCAATGTACAGACGGTATTGATTTTCTGAACATGTAAACAATGAACGTGTCGTCAATTCTAAAGAAACCTGAGGCCAACTACTTTTTCTCGTTCGTCATCGGACTTGGACTTGCTGTCCTCATGTTTCACCGCCCACAGTTGGAGATTGACGTGTCTGCGATTCCCCCTGGAAAGATTCGAGAGATGGTGACACGCGTGGACGGCCAATGCTACCGTTTCCGTGTGGACGACGCGTCATGCCCGGCAGCGAGAGTTTCGCTCTAATACATATACAAATGGACGCTACACCCCTAGACCAGCTGATGCCCCCTGGAGGATCGCAGCAGCCCGCTATGTCTCTCCCCTCTGCCACCACCTATCCCCAGATGATCACACCGGGAACGTCGGCCGCGATTTACACTCCTCCTCCCCCGACGCAGACTGCCCCGATGCACCCTGGAGCCGCCAAGAGCGTCCTGAAGTCTATCATGGCCTACGTCGCAATCTTCGGTGCGATCTTCATTATCTCCCTCACCCCAGTCCAGTCGCTCTTCCTCCGCTACATCCCGAACGCTTACGGAGGTTCGGGCGTCGTGTCTCTAACAGGTGCCGCATGCCTCGGAGGTCTGGGAGTTGTTCTGGTGTACATTCTCCAGGTGCTCCTCCAGCCCCTCATCTAGTATAAAACTGACGGGTTTATGTCTTGAACGTATAGTAAGTATAGTATAGATGCTCCAGGCGATTTTAGATAAGAATCGCCATCGATCTCGTGGACCCGTGTACGATCCAATCGCAGCTGTGTTTGATCGCATTCTTCTTGGTCCGGGACTTCACCTGACCCCCACATTCGTTCGGAGGCATCAGGTGACACATATCGTCAACTGTGCGGAGAAAACAGCGTGTCCCGCATGGGCATCCACCTATGCTGGTCCGAGTCGGTACATTTCTCTGGGAGCTCAAGATGCCGTAGGATTCCCACTCATTCGGGACTACTACGACACCTTTGAAAAAGTTATGGACATGTTCCTGCGGGATCCTGGATGCCGATGCGTTTATGTCCACTGCCAGGCGGGAATGAATAGGTCAGCTACGCTTCTGGCCGCATACCTCCACAAACGCTTCGGGATCCCTATGGAGAAGGTGGTGGAGGTCATGGCCAAGCAGCGGCCGTGCGTGATGACGAATCCGAGTTTCGTCGAACAACTGGAAGAATTTGGATCTCGCGGAAAGAATAAGTAGTAAGGTATGTGGGCGTCCGTACAGTCCGCGATCACATCTGCCAACGATGATCCTATGGGAGCAGGAAATGCGATTCTCGACCAGGCTCTGGGTCCGTCCTATGATTACCTCCAGAACGTCCCGTCTCCTGCCAAGTTAAATGTTGGCGACGCAGGAACGATGGACCAGGTCGGAACCAACGCGAATGCGATACGTACATACGTCGACGACCTCATTACGGGTCCTAAGTCTGGAAACCAATTTTTCAAGGACACGGGCGGAATGTGCCGGGCTCCTGGCAGCAAGGATGATAAGGGGAACAAGGGAGATGGCCCAGTCGTTTCACGCTATTCTTATACCAACAACCGTATGGGAATGGACGACGCGGCTGGTGTCCTAGGTAAGAGTTTTCAGAATGCGGTATCGGGAAGCGGATTCGATGGTATTATTCCCGCGATGGGCGGCGATATTGCGGCCATGAATCCGCTTAAACTCATGAACGGCTTGGTACTTGACGGAGTTCCGCCGTGTAAGGCGTATACTTGCCCTGTGACCGATATACAGACTGGAGTGTACCAGGGAACACAGACTCGGTTTCTATCTCCGCAGCTGGAGTTCAACATTACCCCATGTCGGGCGGCTACGGCAGCAGAGACGTCATCTCTCATGGCGATGATTGAGTCTGAAAAAAAGGCAGCCAAGGATGCGGCTGCGAAGAAAGCGGGGTCGGGGGCAAGTGCGAGCAAAGCCCCAGTTAAAGGAGTTCAGGCAGGTGAGAAGTATGCGAACTTCCAGGAAAATCTGTACCAGGCTCCTATACCCGTGGATTACATTGATCCGGTCTCGTATCTCACGCTCGGTGCGGCCGTAATGGTGTTTATCGGATACATATTAATGAAATAACTTACGAACGAATCCCGAGAGGACAATAAGACGATATATGTCCTCGGATGTATTCAAGGTAAAGAAGACTCGAGACGGCGGAGGATCTAAAGGAGGCAGAGACCAGATCGGTACTCTAGATTCTCTCCACGAGAAGTATGTGGATGAACTCCATACCAGTTCTTCGGATGAATCGGTGCGAGCTCTGGAGACCAGGCTGGCGGAGCTCGACAAGGAGTTGAAGGGAACGTTCAATCCGTTCGTATTCGACGATGTGATGCGTCAATCGAAACTCCAGACTGAACGGGATACGCTCGCGAAAACGATTGAGAATGTACGCGAAAAGCGGGATATCCAGAAGTATTACATGGAGAGCGGAGACCTCATGCTGGATTACTACGCTCCTCCTGGCAAGAAGACCACATCAAAGGTCGATTTTGGAGCCAGGATTCCGGGGACGTTCGACAAACTGTTTTCGGTGACGGAGACGTCGGCAGGTCCATCGAAGAAGAAGATGTTTGACGAGTACCTTTCCCGTCGCGGTCTTTCTAACGGCCTGAACATCGCCGAGAATGCGGACAATATTAAGAAGATGGCCGAGCACTGTGCTCCCTGTAACATCCCCCGCGAAGAGATCACGTCCGAAGGTATTTTGGTCTGCCCCAAGTGCGGATCGGAAGAGTATGCCCTCGTGGTCTCCGACTTCCCGAGTTTCCGCGACCCCCCGAAGGAGCGGAACAATTACGCGTACAAGAAGCAGAACCATCTGAACGAGATTCTGAACCAGTTCCAGGCAAAGGAGAGCACGGAGATTCCCGACGATGTGATGAACGAGGTGATCTGCGAAATCAAGAAGCGACGCATTGATAATATCGCTCTCCTGACCGAGCAGAATATCCGTGAGATTCTGAAGAAGCTGGGAAGAAACCGGTATTACGAGCACGCTGCCCATATCCTCTCTAGATTGAACGGCAATCCTCCTCCCACGATCACGCCGGAGATCGAGGACAAGATTCGGGCTATGTTCCAGGAAGTCCAGGCTCCGTACCTCCTCTACTGCCCCGACGAGCGACGGAACTTCCTGTCGTATTCGTACATTATTTACAAGTTCCTGGAGCTGCTGGAGCTGGACGAGTACAAGGTCCACTTCCCGCTTCTCAAGTCCCGCGATCGGCTGATTCAGCACGACACGATCTGGAAGAAGATTTGTGAATATCTCCAATGGGAGTTCATACAGTCAATTTAAGAGTATACGGAGTACGTCACGGCATAGATTCCGAGGAGGAGATTGAATATCTGGATCTCTGTCGGAATCTTGCGAATAGCGTAGAACAGTCCCATGATGGATAAAATCAAGACCGAATCACCGATGAGTGGTCCCACTCCTCCGCGGTTCACGTATGTCCGGAACAGATCGATGATCTCGTTCTCTCCGTTGGGAAGAGGAACAATCACGAATGTGTAAAGCAGAATGTCGTGAAGAATCTGGTAGAGCAGGACGACAGCTGTAACTGTGAGAGGCGATCCACCGGGGACAGTGAAGAATGCCAGCATGATGGCCAGCATGAGGGAGAGACAGTCAAGGAGGACCGCAATCATACGATACTTGTCGTACCATACCGTCAGCATCGAGTTCAGGAGATACACCTTCTTCGTGAACATCACAAAGAAAAAGTCCATCCACACGGTGGCCGTCGCAATTGCGAGGATGTTCATTCTTATTCATTACTCACAATCTTAAGTTCGGTGCTGTAGTACTCGGAATCGTAGTTTTGTTCTGTCTTCGTAATATCGCTGTAGCCCGCACGCTGCTTTCCGAGAATAGGGTACGCAAAGACCCACCCTTTCCC